TTGATTGCCCTGCTACTGTATAAGTAAGAGAATAATAATCTCCACTAACAAGTAAACTATCTTTATATAATGTACCGCTGTCTATAAGTCTAGCTAACCCAAGACTCACAAGAGTAGGGTTATTGGCATCCGTCCCAGGGGTAACAGACCAATAAGAAGCATCATCAAATCCAGTATCTTCAATTAATTCAGATCCTAGACCATCTTTATATAATTCTTGTGAACCACTAAAAGAAGCTGAATAAGTAGCGTTATCCTCTACACCTGCATCAAGATTAATGCTAGTAGGTAAAAACAAACCTGAATAGCAACTTATATCAGTTGGGTCTTGGTATGTTGTTGCACTAGGTGAAAACTCAATTTGCCAAGATGATGTAAAAATTGCATCTGAACTTTGTGATGCTGCTATTCCAGGATATAATCGAAAAGCTAAAGATGATGCACCACTCAATGAAACAGCAGTATCACAAGATAATCCTATTCTAGTAAATGTTGATGTACTTAATCCCGTTACTCTGAAATTATTACTTATTATTTTACTTGCACTTCCACTACCTGATAAAATACTCACAGTACAATTATCTGCTATACTAGAATTTCCTAAAGATAATTGACAAGTAGTTGTTCCACTAACACCTTTAACATAAAGACTCCAAGTAAACTTTTTACCTTCAATTAAATTACTACTAACAGTATAATATAAATTATTATTAGTTGATGTTGTTGTGATTTTTGATGCTAAAAGTTTATCAGGAGTAAAGGGATCACTTTGATTATTAAGTTGTGTTAAATTATTTCCATCATTAGCAAATCCATCAACACCAACTTCAGTTAAATTAGTGTTTAAAACATTTCTTATTCTATCAGAATATTTTAATCTAACTTGACCACTTCCTTTAATATCATCAATAAATGATTGAACATCGACATTTGCATTTAAATCAATTAAAGCATCTGTAGATAATTCGTAAGACTTTAAACCACTTAAAGACTCTTGTACACCTTGAGAGTCTTTAGTAGTTACATCTCTTAAATCATTATTTACACTAATAGAAGCTGATGTACTGTGAGCTACTGGCTCATATACTTCTGTTTGACCTTGTGTTACAATAGATACTTCTACAGCACCTTCTTTAAATGTACCAGTACCACTCAATACTTCTAACAATGGCACAGCTCCATTAGCACCATTAGTACAGTCAATGAACTTAAATGCACCACTAGTAGCCGCA